TTTACTGGATATGGAAGAATTAAAGAACAAACTCCAGTAAGAACTTCTGTACCACTTATAGTTCACAATACTGGCGATATTAAATTTCAAGTATCTTTTGTAAATACATCAAAAGATATTAGTCCTATATTTGATATGCAAAATAGTTCTATGTATACCTTTAAAAATAACATAGATCCATATGATGCAGATACTTCCAATAGTGAAACTTACTCAAATGATGGAGTTGCTAGATCAAAATATATAAGTAAGGTCGTTACTCTTCAACCAGGATTTGATTCTACAGGATTAGAAGTTAAGGTTGCTGTAAATAGACAGATTGGTACAGACATTGAAGTATTTTGCAGAGTATTAAGTGCATATGATAATGGATCTAACTCTAAAATTGAGAATAGAACATGGCGCAAAATGCCATTGTTTAATCAAACAGCAAATGTAGATTCTTCTTATAATATTACTTCTGCCAAATCATATGCAGGTGCAGATGAAAATTCTTATTCTTTAGAAACTTATAAGATATTAGAAGGTGATAGTGCAGCAACAACCGGAACTAATAATTTATCATATACTGCAGTTGTTTCAAATGGAACAGATAGAACAGATATTTCTCCAACAACATTTAACAATTTTAATAAATTCCAAATAAAAGTAGTTATGTATGCATCTAGTGTTGATACATATATTCCTAAAATAAAAGGTATAATTGCAACTGCGGTAATCTAAAATGTTTGTACAATTAGAAAACGAAAATAGATTTATTAAAAACCTAAAGAATGGTGCGTTAATTAATAACGACATTCAAGGCATAAAAGAATACAAACAAAAAAAAGAAAATTCTGAAAAAATACAGGTAATTTCCGAAGAGATAAATAATATGAAAAACGAAATGTCGGAGATAAAGAATCTTTTACAACAATTGGTAAATCAAAATTCTTTGAAATAAGAGAGCAATAAATGGCAACAACGTATACCGTAAGTAATGTAAATGTAGGTACCTATCCTAATGACGGACAGGGCGAATCTTTACGAAGTGCTTTTACACGGGTTAATAAAAATTTCTCAAATTTGTATCAATTAGCATTGCTTGGAGGTAGCAATACCGTAGGCTCCGCAAATATTGCAGTACAAGATGAGGGAACTTATTTAACAAATTCGGTATCCATATTAAATTTTGTTGGATCGGGTGTTACCGCAAACGCAAATGGTAGCGTTATTACAATTACAATTAATGGCGGGAATGGCGGTGGCGGAGCAAATGTAATTTATTATAGTAATGTATACAATAATACAACTATAGCTGGCAATGTAGATTTAGGTGCGTTAAATAGTGCTCTTGCAAATTTAAATTATGTTAGTTTAGGTGCATTAAATAATGCTCTTGCAAATTTACAATCAGTAAATTTAAGTGGTTTAGGTAATGCACTTGCAAATTTAACCTATACTGATCTATCAAGATTAGGTAATGCTTTAGCAAATGTACAACCAGTAAATTTAGATTCTTTAAATAATGCTTTAGCGCGAGTAAATGTCAATACACTTGGCAACTTTACAAACGTATTTAATACCATTGCAGCAAATGCAGCAAATGTTTCCAAGGTAGGCATTGTATCTGGATTGCCTGCATCTGGAGCAAATGGTCAATCGGTTTATAATTCTGCAGATGGCGGCTTATATATTTGGCAAGGTAACGCATGGGTAAAACCTGCAGCGGCATTTACACCAACTGCGGCCTCAATTGCAACAGTTGAAATATGGAATACTACTCCAAAACCAACAACAAACTTAATTAACGGTAGAACAATTCTTTATACTGCAGATAGTAATCTGTACATATATGTAGGCGGTGCTTGGAATAGTTATAACAGCTATATTCAAGGCTCCGGTACTCCTACAGTTGGAGCAAACACAATTAATGCTGCGGCACTTCAGGCCGGAATTATTACTGCAGATAAAATTGCATCTGGAGCAATTATAGCCGGCAAGATTGCAGCCGGCGCAATTAATGCCTCAGAAATTGCGGCAGGAACAATTACTTCTGGAATGATTGCAACAAACTCAATCATAGCAGGCAAGATTGCAGCCGGAGTAATAACTGCTTCAGAAATTGCTACGGGAACAATTACAGCAACTCAAATTGCTGCAAATACTATTACCGCAGATCAGATTGCTGCACAAGCAGTAACGGCATCAGAAATCGCAGCAAATGCTGTGTATGCTGCTGCTATACAAGCATATGCAATTACCGCAGATAAAATTGCAGCAAATGCAGTTACTGCAGTATCGGTTGCGGCAAATTCAATCTATGGTAACTCCATTATGGCGTATACCTTAACCGGCGATAGGATTCGAGCAAATACAATTACCGGTATGAGTATTGTAGGCAATACTATTTACGGTAATGCTATTATGGCATACACATTGACAGGTGACAGAATTATGGCAAATTCTGTTTCAGGTATGGTATTGATAGGCAATACCATATTTGGAAATGCTATTGTTGGCAATTCTATTACTGGCGATCAAATTAGAGCAAATTCTGTTTCCGGCATGGTAATTACTGCAAACACGTTATTTGCGAATGCAATTCTGACTAATAGTATCACAGCTGCGCAAATTAAAGCAAATACTATTACGGGAAATGAAATTTTAGTTAATTCTATAACTGCTGATAAAATTGATACCAGAGGATTAACAATAAAGGCAGCTGACGGAACAGTATTATTTGGTTCAGGACAACTTTCAAGTTCAGTAACATTTTTTGATGGAACAAGTAATGTATCAGTTGTTTCTGCATTGTCTCAAAATCCCGTTGTATTCATTGGTACATATGCAACAGCGCCAAGCAGCGGAATAAAAGAAAATAACGTATATAAAAATTCAACAGATGGCAATACTTATGTTTATAAAAGCGGAACATGGACGACATTTGTTACTGGCGGCACAGGATCACAAGGACCGGCAGGCCCACAAGGACCAGCTGGCGCAGCAGGAGCAAGTGGTTCACCTGGAGAAAGAGGATATAAAGAATTCATATATGGAGTCGCCGGATTATCTTCTTGGAATGATACCTATGCAGAAACAGCAATAACAAATGTAGGATTGACAAAAGTAATACTTGATAGAGTTACTTTATATAATTCAAGTTCTCCAGGATCATTCTCACAATCAAGATTTTGGTCAGGGTCTGCATGGTCTCCGGTATCAGCATATATTAATGGTGGATTGTTAGTTAGCGGAACTATTGGTGCAGATGCAATTGCAACAAATGCAGTAACTGCAAATAAGATTTTAGCAGGAGCAATTACTGCAGATAAAATTAATGTTGGATCATTATCTGCATTATCTGCAAATATTGGTGTTATTACTACAGGTAAAATACAAGGGGACGTCGTATTCAGTGGTAATATTTACGGAGCCAACGGTACATTTAGTGGCTCATTAACCGCAGCCGCAATTAATGCTGTTGATACTATTAATATTAAAAATAATGCTGTTAGTGGGGCAGTTGTTGCAACAAAGCTTCCTACATCCACACCAGTAGTGTTGGCAGGCCACGGTGCACGAGGATCATATGGTCAAAGTACATATAATATGTACTCGGTTGATATTGTAACAACTGGTTGGACGTATATACCAAATCAAACGGCAATAACCGGCATACTTTCTTTATCTACAGATGTGCTTGATCAGTTTCAATGCAGAGACAGTTATTATTCTTGGTTAAGTGATCCAAATCAATTTTATTTTGATCCAAACCGTACAGAATTGCAATATTTTAGGATACGAGCAGCATTTGGTGGTTCAAATTATTCCACTGATCCGCAAACCTATTGGGCAGGGGGAATTCCAGGAGTTCCTGCTCAAGCATGGGGAGCAAATGAGATTACTATTATAGATCAAACATTCCAATCTTCATCTACAGAATATTTTGATATTGGCAATGTACAAGGTAGAGGAGATCCTACTTTAGGCGCGCAACCTTGTTTCTCATATAAAAGAGATAAACTAGTTGTTGCACAAACAAGTTTGGGAGGCAATGCAATTAATACGCCTGGCGGCCCCGGATGGTATAGATTTGTGTTAGATATGATTGCCTTACCAAATCCTGGCCCGAATGGAAAATTTACAGATCCACTTATAGGGGTCGTAGATTATTCTATACCATCTCAAGTTTGGAATTACGCACTTGTATTGAATTCAAGAGCAGCATCAACAGGTGTAGCGTATCCTTTATTGTATCATACGATTTATAGTGGTTCACTAACAATGTTACTAAATAAAAAATAAAATGGCAAATATTACTTATCACAGATTTGATGAATATGGGCGATACACAGAAACTTTAAACGCCCCTGAGGAAAATATTGGTTTTGAAGATCCGTCAAAAATTTACGTAGGAGATATTTTTCACGAACCCTACGGAGATCTAAATGCAAATCCAGCAACGTCTTCAATAGATTTATACTATCATAATTTTGACACTAATACCCCAGTGTTAAAACCAGAAAATACAAATCCATCGGTATTAACAAAATTTGATTATACTACAAAACAATGGGTACAAGAAACTCCTGTTGAATTGACAGAAGAAGAATTGGCTGCATCCGTTGCCGCAAAATGGCAATATATAAGAGCGCAAAGAACATTATTAATAAAAAATACAGATTGGACTCAATTGCCAGATGTTCCACTTGCAACTAAAGAAGCTTGGGCAACATATCGTCAGGCACTAAGAGATATTACTTCACAATCAGATCCGTTCAATATAACTTGGCCAACAAAGCCGGAATAAAATGGCAGCAACAAAAAATTTAGTAATAGATCAAGGCGCAACTTTTTCTGCCAATATTCAATATTTGGATAATAGCAAAAATCCTATATCCCTTTCTGGATATGACATAAATAGTCAAATGCGAAGATCATACTATAGTGCAAATGCAGTTTCATTTACTGCAAATATTACAAATGCATCTACGGGAAATATTAATATAGCATTGGATTCAACACAAACTGCAAATCTTATTGCAGGAAGATATGTTTATGATGTTGAGGCTAATATAGGTTCTACAGTATTGAGAATAGTTGAAGGCATAATCACAGTAACTCCAGGAGTAACAAGATAATGGCAACAGTAACATCCAGACAAGGTCTTAAAGAATACTGTCTACGTAGACTTGGTTCTCCTGTAATCGAAATAAACGTAGATGACGATCAAGTTGAAGATCGTTTAGATGATGCGTTTCAATTCTACAGAGAATATCACTATGATGCTGTAGAAAAAGTTTACCTTAAGCACCAAATAACAGCAAACAATATTTCAAATCAATACATTGAAGTATCGGATGCAGTTGTTGGGGTTGAGAGAGTATTTCCGTTTATGAATAAGTCTACAGGTACAAATATCTTTGATATTAAGTATCAGATTTTAATTAACGATTTATATTCATTAATGTCTACAGATTTGATCTATTATACAGAAGTAAGACAAGAATTAGAATTAATTAACCAATTGTTAGTTGGTCAAAAACCAATTCGATTTAACCGTCACATGAATAGATTATTCATTGATATGGATTGGGCAGCTGACGTGGTTCCAGGAACATATGTAATTGTAGAATGCTGGAGAATATTAGATCCGGATGTATTTACGGATGTTTATAATGATATGTTTCTTAAGAGATATGCAACTGCCCTAATCAAAAGACAATGGGGAGATAATATGAAGAAATTCTCAGGTGTACAACTTCCTGGAGGTGTAACACTTAATGGAGAGATAGTGTATCAAGAGGCAGTGGAAGAAATAAGACAAATTGAAACAGAAATACAATCTAGATTTGAATTGCCTGTAGATATGTTTGTTGGATAATATTCTTATCACCTAGGCTCATAGAAGATAATAACATCGTGTCAATAGATTGTCAATAGAATAATATAAAATGGCAACCGTAAACCCATACTTTCATTCCGGCGTACCAATGGGTAGGCAATCGGAGCAAAATCTCTATGAGGATTTGGTAATCGAATGCTTAAAGATTTATGGTTTCGAACTATACTATTTACCTAGAAAAACTTTTAATGAGGATCGCATTTTAGGCGAAGATCCGTTAAACAATTATGAGCATGCTTACCCAATTGAGATGTATTTGGAAAATTCTAATGGGTTTGAAGGTCCCGGAGATTTTTTATCTAAATTTGGTGTGCAGACAGTACAAGATGCAACATTTATAGTTTCAAGAAAACGTTGGACACAAGTTGCGGGAAATACTGGTAATACTATTCTGCCTAGACCAGCAGAGGGAGATTTAATCTATTTCCCATTAACACATTCATATTTTGAAATTCGCAAAGTTGAAGGAAGTCAGCCTTTCTATCAGGTTGGTAAGTTATACATATATAAATTGTTCTGTGAATTAATGCAATTCTCCAGCGAAGTTATTAAAACCGGAGTTTCTGAGATTGATACCTATCCGGATATTATTAATGAAGACGTCCAGAATTTTGAGATAACTCAAGAAGATGGTAGTGAGTTATTATTTGAATACAACACGGAAAGTCCAATAATTCAAGAATCATATTCTACATTGCACTCAGATGATGGCGCTGCTAGAAATGAGGATTTTGATACTAATATTACTGATATATTAGATTTTAGCGAAAAGAATCCTTTTGGAGAGGTTTTTAGATAATGTTAGATCAAAGATTTTATTGGGGAACTATACGAAAAGCTATCATTGCTTTTGGTAATATGTTTAATAGTATTACTATTGAGCGCCGAGATGCTGATGGAAACATAGTACAAGTATTAAAGGTGCCTGTTTCTTATGCCTCAAAACAAAAGGCATTGGCAAGAATTCAACAAAGACCCAATGTTGATGACATGAATGTTCAAGTGATTGTGCCTAGAATGTCTTTTGAGATGACAACTCTACAATATGATTTCAACAGAAAAATTAGTCCTATTCAACAAAATAGAGCAGTAAATTCTACATCATCTACCTTAGATTCTCAGTACGCGCCGACCCCGTATAATATTAATGTATCTCTTTTTGTGTATGTAAAAAATCAAGATGATGGTTTGCAGATAATTGAGCAAATACTTCCGTATTTTAATCCAGATTATAATCTAACAGTAAAAGCAATTCCTCAGTTAGGGATTAAAAATGATTTACCTATACTTTTAGATAATGTTAGTTTTGAAGATACATATGAAGGTGGATTTGAACAACAAAGAACAATTGTTTGGACTTTAAATTTTACAATGAAACTTAATTTTTATGGGCCCGTTAACAAACAAGGAATCATTAAAAAAGTTATTACAAATACTTTTAATGATCCAGGATTGACTCAACAACAAACTAAAATCACGGTTGAGCCTTCTCCGTTAACCGCAAAACCTGGTGATGATATTGGGTTTACAGATACCTTTGAAAACTTTTAATGAAAAATATTCCTGAACTTGATAAATTATTTGATTTGCCTTTAACGGAAGCAGAAAAAACACAAGACGTACCGGCAATTGTAAATGATTCTACACAAAGAGATTTAGATCAAGATGAAGATTATCAGCTTGCAAGAAATACTTTGCGCGGATTAATTCATAAAAGCGGAGATACATTGGATCAAATGATAGAACTTGCAAAAAGTTCTGAGCATCCAAGAACATACGAAGTTGCCGGACAGTTAATTAAAACTGTATCCGACGTTGCAAAAGATTTATTAGAATTGCAGAAAAAAGCAAAAGATTTGCAGCCAGGTAAAACTGAAGGACCTAGAAGTGTCACTAATAACAATGTAGTTTTTGCAGGTTCTACTGCGGAACTAATGAAGATGTTAAAAAATAATAACGACGGCAATACAATTGAGCAGTAAAACAGTATCATATAACGGTAATCCCAATCTTAAACCAATTGGGATTGTAGAGTCATATACGCATGAGCAGGTAAAAGAACTTATGCGTTGTATGCAGGATCCTGTTTACTTTATAGAAACCTATTGCAAAATTGTTTCATTAGATAAGGGTCTTATTCCTTTTAAATTATATGATTGCCAAAAGGAAAAAGTTGATGTCATATTAAATAATCGTAAGGTTATTTTAATGGAAGGGCGTCAACAAGGAAAAACAATTACTTCCGCCGCTTGTATTCTTTGGTATACATTATTTCAAGAAAATAAAACAGTTGCTATCTTAGCAAATAAATCATCCGCCGCTCGAGAAGTTCTTTCAAGATACGAATTAATGTATGAAATGCTTCCTATGTGGATGCAACAAGGAGTAAAGACTTTCAATAAGGGCGATATTGAACTTGAAAATGGATCCAAAGTATTTACTGCTGCAACCAGCGGCTCTGGTATTCGAGGTAAATCTGTAAACTGGTTGTATATTGACGAAGCAGCAATTATTCCAAATAATGTTGCAGAAGATTTCTTCACATCTGTGTATCCAACAATTTCTGCAGGTAATACTACAAAGATTTTGTTAACTTCTACTCCGTTAGGATACAATCATTTCTGGAAGTTCTGGAACGAAGCAGAACAAGGATTGAACGGATTTACTACTCTGTTTATTCCATATAGTAGAATTCCGGGCAGAGACGAAAAATGGGCCGAAGAACAAAAAGCAATGCTTGGAGAATTAAAATTCAACCAAGAAGTATTGTGCCGATTCCTTGGGTCATCAAATACCCTAATTTCTCCAGATACTATTTCTCAAATGTCCACAAAACAATTTGTGTTCACTAAGGATGGTTTGGATGTATTGGTAGAACCTATCAGGGCAAAGAAAAAAGATGATGGAACTTTTGAGGGCATGAATCATATCTATATGTTGGTGGCGGATACCTCGCGAGGAGTAGGGGGAGATTACTCCGCATTTACAATCTTGGATATTACGCAATATCCCTATTCTGTAGTGGCTAAATATAGAAGTAATAAGGTTAGTCCATTGATGTTTCCAAACATCATATATAAAGTAGCAAAAGATTATAATAATGCATATTGTTTAGTTGAAATTAATGATAATGGGCAACAGGTGGCGGATTCATTGTATATGGATTTAGAATACGAAAACGTATTCTTTGTTGGTCATAATAGCAAATCTGGGCAATATTTGTCTGGCGGATTCACCCAAGGCGCTGGTCTTGGAATTAGAACCACAAAACAAGTAAAACGTCTTGGATGTACGACATTTAAGAGTTTGGTTGAGGGAAAGAAGTTATTAATACACGATCCTGAAATAATTGAGGAAATTTCTACATTTATTGAGGTTAGGGGTACTCATAAAGCGGATGAAGGATACCATGACGATTTGGTTATGTGTTTGGTTTTGTTTTCTTGGGCAACGAACGAGCCATTCTTTAAAGATTTAACTGATACTAATTTGAGGAAAGTACTATATGAAGATCAGTTTAAACAAATTGAAGAGAATTTGACTCCATTTGGTATCATAAATACGGGGATTCCAGAAAAGGAAGCGCCTGAAATTATTGGTGACGATGTTTGGTTTTCGCAAGATCCTGCAAAAGAACTTGAAAAACTTAAAACAAAATGGATGGAAAATGTCTAGAACGCTATACTTATAAATAAATAGTAATCATAGTTATAAAACTATATAAAAATCTTTAAGGAGAATAAGATGGCATTTCAGCTTTCACCTGGCGTACTAGTACAAGAAAAGGATTTAACCGCAATAGTCCCTTCTGTTGCTACTTCAGCTGGCGGTTTTGCTGGCGCCTTCCAATGGGGACCTGTTGGCCTAGTTACCACTGTCGATTCTGAGAATAATTTAGTAAAATATTTCGGCGGACCTAATGATGCGACGTATACATCTTTCTATACTGCAGCAAATTTCTTATCTTATGGTAATAATCTAAAACTTGTTCGTGTTGTAAACGAGGGAACAGCTAAAAATGCAATTGCCAATACAAGTGCAACTGCAATATTGATTAAAAATATTGATGATTATATCAGTACTAGAGCAAATGGCGGAAACGGTGTAGGAGAATTTGCTGCTAAGTACCCTGGAGATATAGGAAATACCTTAAAGGTTTCAATGGTTGATGGAAACACTTGGAATGCTTATAATGGATTTTCTGGAAACGCATGGGCATATCAATCCGAATTTAATTCTGCTCCTGGAACATCAACAACTACAGCTTCGCTTGGCGGATCGAACGACGAATTGCACGTTGTAATTATTGATGAAGAAGGTGTTCTAACTGGTGTAAGAAATACTGTTTTAGAAAAATTTGCATTTGTATCCAAAGGTTCTGATGCTAAGAAAACAGACGGATCTTCAAATTATTATAAAGATGTAATTAACAATCAATCTGCGTATGTTTGGTCTATGGACCACCCGTTAACTTCAGTTGCAAATACTGCAACATGGGGTACAACAGTTATTGGTAAAGCATTCGGAAATCTTAGCACAAATGTATCAGTTTCGTTTAGCAAAGGTGTTTCTGACGAAGCAAATATTTCTGCAGGTAACGTAATTGCAGGATTCAATAACTTCTCAAATGATGAATTGTATGATATTAATCTAATTCCTGCAGGTCCTTGGTCAAATACAGCATCAGTTGTTTCTAATCTAGTTGCAATTGCGGAAGATAGAAAAGATTGTGTAGTATTTGTATCACCTAGTTTTGAATCTGTTGTAAATGTTTCTCCTTCTACTCAAGCAAGCGGCGTTGTTTCTTGGAGAAATAATACATTAAATATTAATTCTAGTTATGCTGTTATGGATTCCGGATGGAAATATCAGTATGATAGATATAACGACAAATATCGTTGGGTGCCATTAAATGGCGACATTGCTGGTCTATGTGTGAGAACTGATTCTCTAACAGATCCTTGGTTTAGCCCAGGCGGATTCTCTAGAGGTCAAATTAGAAATGTTGTTAAACTAGCATTTAATCCTTCTAAGACGGATAGGGATACATTATACAAAGCAGGTGTTAATCCTGTAGTATCCTTCCCCGGTCAAGGAACAATTCTATACGGCGACAAAACTATGTTGTCAAAACCTAGCGCATTTGATAGAATTAATGTTCGTAGATTGTTTATTGTATTGGAAAAAGCAATTGCAACTGCTGCAAAATTCCAATTATTTGAATTTAACGATCCGTTTACAAGAGCACAATTTAGAAATCTAATAGAGCCTTTCTTAAGAGATGTTCAAGGTCGACGTGGCATTACGGATTTCAAAGTTGTTTGCGATGACACAAACAACACCGGTGATGTAATTGATAGAAATGAATTTAGAGCAGACATATTTGTCAAGCCAGCACGTTCTATTAATTTCATATCATTGACATTTATTGCTACAAGATCGGGCATTTCGTTTGAAGAAGTTGGCGCATAATAACGGAGAAACCAAATGGCATTAGAAACGATTCCTTTTAATATAGATCAATTTAAAGCAAGATTGGGCGACGGCGGTGCCCGTCCAAATCAATTTAGAATTGACATACACTTCCCTTCGGTTGCTCAACCTGCAGGTATTCAATCTGATATATCAAGTTATTTGGTTAATATTGCAGAATTGCCTGGCCAGACAATTGGAGTTACTCCTGTTTATTACAGGGGCCGCGAAATTAAATTGGCCGGAGATAAAGTATTTGCGCCGTTTACTTGTACTATTATTAATGACAGTGATTTTACTTTAAGAAATGCTTTAGAAAGATGGATGAATCTTATGGAAAGCAATACTGCAAAGACTGGCGAAATGGCACCTTTGTTATATCAACAAACTATTGATGTTGTACAATTGAATAGAAAAGGCGTTGCAATTCGTCAATACAATTTAAGAGATGCATTCCCAACAGATATTTCTCCAATTGGATTAGATTTTGCGGCTAACGATCAATTATCTACATTCTCTGTGACATTCCAATATCAATCGTTTACCGTACAATCTTTGACTAGCAGCATTGTATAATTTATTTTTGGATTTAAATAATGGCAATTAATATATTAGGCTACACAATTAGCCGTGATAATGATGTGAGTAAATTGGCACGAACACAATCGTTTGTGCCACCTACTACTGAAGATGGAACCGCAACTGTACAAGGTGGCGGTTACTTCGGAACATACTTAGAAATGGATGCAACTGCGAAATCGGAGGCAGAGTTAATTACCCGATATCGTGAAGCATCCATGTATGCTGATTGTTCTACAGCAATTGATGAAATTGTAACCGAGGCAATTGCGGCGGTTGAGGACGAGGCGGTTGTACAAATTAATTTAGATGCTCTTGATGTTCCTGATAACATTAAGAAGGCAATCGAAGATCAGTTTAACATAATTGTTAGACTTCTTGGATTTAACCTAAAAGGATTTGACATATTCCGCAGATGGTATGTAGATGGTAGAATTTATTATCAAAAGATTATTGATGAGAAGAACCCTAAGAAGGGCATCATTGAATTAAGACAAATTGACCCACGAAAAATTCGTAAGGTCAGAGAAATTAAAAAAGATAAAGATCAAAAGACGGGCATTGATCTTATTAAATCTATTGAAGAATTTTTCATCTATAATGAAAAAGGTATAAATTATCAGCCAAATTATCAAACTGCGGCGACAGGTGCAAATCAAGGTCTACGTATATCTTTGGATTCTGTTAGTTATGTGCCATCTGGGTTGAATGATTCTGAGAAGAATGTTGTTTTAAGTTATTTACATAAAGCAATCAAACCGGTGAATCAGTTAAAGATGATGGAAGACGCGTTGGTAATCTATAGATTGTCAAGAGCCCCTGAAAGAAGAATATTTTATATTGATGTTGGTAATTTGCCTAAATTGAAAGCTGAGCAATATCTTAAGGATATTATGGCTCGCTATCGTAATAAGATTGTCTATGATTCTGCAACAGGCGAAATCAGAGATGATCGTAAATTTATGTCAATGCTTGAGGATTTTTGGTTACCTAGAAGAGAAGGCGGCCGTGGTACTGAGATTACTACATTGCCGGGCGGAGAAAATCTAGGACAAATTGACGATATTCATTATTTTCAAAATAAATTATATCAGGCATTGAATGTTCCTTTATCAAGAATGCAACCACAACAGGGCATTTCTTTTGGTAGAGCAACAGAGATTACTAGAGATGAATTAAAATTTGCAAAATTTGTTGGCAGACTTCGTAAGAAGTTTAGTCAATTATTTCATGATATATTGAAAACGCAGTTAATTTTAACTGGTGTTATTACTGAACAAGACTGGGTTGAATTTAAAGAGGTAATCCAATTTAAATTTGCACAAGATCAATATTTTGCTGAAATGAAAGATGCGGAAAATCTTCGTAATAGAATTGACGTATTGAATCAGATGCAACCATATGTTGGAACGTATTTTAGTAAGGAATATATAATGAGAAATGTTTTGAGAATGACCATTGAGGAAATTCAAACAATGGAAAAACAAATGGCAGCAGAGCCTCCACCTACATTAGGTATGGATGGACAACCTTTAGAACAACCGCAGGGGTAAATTATGGATACATCAGAAGTTATTAGACATATGGTAGACGACATTTTAGCAGACCGTTCAAATGACGCCGTTAACAGATTCAACGATGCTATAGGATTTAAGTTATCCACAGCATTGGATGATAAAAAACAAGAAATTGCTGCTAGCATAGGCAAGGAAAATGAAGAAGTTTAATCAATTCAGAGAAGATTCTTTATTAGAAGTCTTAAAGGCTTCTGATCCAACGGGTAAATGGATAGACGATTTCGTTCATTCAGACAATCCAAAATTTGCTGGTAAAAGCAAAAAAGAACGTATTCGTATGGCTCTTGGTGCTGCGTACTCTGCAAAAAGAAATGAAAGTATGGATGAAGCCATTAATGCTGCACAACAAGCTGCCATTGCTATTGCTAAGAAAAAGAAAAAAGAAAAAGTAGCAGAAGCCAAAGATGAAGGCGAATATAATTATGAAGGCGCCATGGCAAAAACACAACTACAAACAATTTGTAGAAATGCTGCAGAATTAAAAGATATGATTGAGGAAGATGAAAATCTTCCAGAGTGGGTACAAGCAAAAATAACAAAAGCAGAAGATTATATTACAACATCATTGGATTATATGAAATCTTCTGAAGAATTGGGTGAAGAAGTTGAAGAGTTAGATGAATTATCAAAAGATCG